ACCTCTTTCCAGCGCAAGGGTTATACCGAACGTGTTGAAGCTGAGATGGAACTCGCTGATGGTACTCATGAAAAGGTTAAGCTTATTAAGCTGACTGCTGATGGACGGGCTTTCGATCCTGAAGTCGAAGTTGAGGAATAATATATAGTTTTTAAATAGGGTTGGGTGTATAACCCAGCCCATTTTTTGTATATATGGATATAATTTTACTTATACTAGTTGTAGTTTTTGCGGGATTAACCATATATGCATTTGCAACCCGCAAGAAAATTAATTTAGAAATACAACAGCAAATAACCCAATTAACAGCAGAAAATGAAAAATTAAAAACTATCAATTCAGGCTTATATGTAACTAACACTGGATTATATCAAGAGAAAGAAGATTTACATGATAGTATTCAAGCTTTAAAAGCATGTAAACAACAACTGGATCAAGATATTTCTGATGGAAATAAACAATTAAGTCAATTAAATCAAGATATTCAAATTACTAAAACTATGGCTTCCGCGGAGGCCGCCACACAACAGGAAATAACAAAACGTGCTTTTGAAACATATTGTGATAATTTAGATAAAGAATATGATAAAATTGATGAACAATATTCTAAAAAGCTAGCTACTATTAATCATGAACTAGAATGGAAACAAAAACAGCTAGATGAAATTGCGGCGACAAGGGCGGCCGCGCATCAGGCTTTATTAAAAGAACAAGAAGTTCGAGATAATAAAGATAATTATAGATTACTTCCTTCAAGACGAGATCTTGAAGATGTTAAAGCTCTTGAAAGAGTAAAACTTACTCTTCATAAACCTAGGATTTTGTCAATGTTAATTTGGCAAACCTATTGGCAGCCTTTAGCAAAAACTAAATTCCCTATTATTTTACAAAATAAGACTCAATGTGGAATTTATAAAATTACTAATTTACAAACGACTGAATGTTATATAGGCCAAAGCGTTGATATATATAAACGTTGGAATGAACATTGTAAATGTGGATTAGGAATAGATACTCCCCCAGGAAATAAATTATATTTAGCTATGCAAGAATGGGGCTTAGAGAACTTTACTTTTGAACTTCTTATTGCTTGTTCAAAAGAAGAATTAAATAGTAAAGAAAAGTATTTTATTGAACTATACCAAGCAAAGGAGTATGGATATAATGGAACCGCAGGCAATAATTAAACATATTCCTCATCAATATCCTGTTGTATGTTTATGCGGCAGCACTAGATTTAAAGATGACTTTTTGTATTGGAGTAAATGGTTTACTCTTGAAGGCTGTATTGTTGTTATGCCTATGATTTTTGGCCATGCAGGTGATCAAATTACTACAATACAAAAGCAAGAATTAGACAATCTGCATAAAGCAAAAATTAAAATGGCAGATATGGTTTTTATTATTAATAAAAATAATTATATTGGACAATCTACTCAATCAGAAATTACTTATGCAGAATCATTAAATAAAAAAATTCTTTATTTAGAAGATTTTAAGGAGTTTAAAGTATGAATATATACCTTGCAGGACCAATTTTCTTCTATGGAGATTATCTAAGAAATATTGAATGGGCTACAAAAATTCGTGAAGCTTTTCCAGATGTAAATCTTTATAGCCCAGTAGAAAACACTGATATTAACGGTGTAGAAGGAAAAAAGAAATTCGCGGGTTCACAAGAAATCGCTAATGGAGATAATGTCCGCTTAGATAATACTGATATTCTTGTAGCATGTATTGATGGAGATGTCCTTCCTTCTGGAACATGCGCAGAAATAGGTAAGTTTCATGAAAAGATTATGCGTGGCGATAATAAATTAATTATAGGTATTTGCACTGATACTCGTCAATGTTTTAATACTCATAGTGAAGCTAAAGATTGGGGCGGGGCTGCTTCCCTTGGTGAACAGCAATATTCATATCAAAACCTTTATGTTACTGGTTTGATTAAGCAAGCTGGAATTCTGGTTGATAATATTGATGCTGTTATTCATGAAATTTATATGTGGAGGAAACGTAATGATTTATAAAACAAATGATACTCCTCCGATTGGGAAGTTACTTCTTTTTAGTCTACAGATTCTATTAAGTGTTTTTACAGCAACTGCATTAATTGCACAGATTTGTGGAGTTGAATTATCTGGTGCTTTTGTGGGCGCCGGTATGGCTACAATTATTTATAGCCTCTTTACAAAGTTTAAATCTCCTATGTTTATTTCTAACAGTGGAGCTTTTGTTGCTCCTGTTCTGGCCGCCCTCGCCGCAGGAGGATATACAGCAGTCGCAGTTGGTGGAGCAATTGCTTGTTTAACATATATTATTTTTGGTATTATTTTCCATTACATCTCTATTGATAATTTGTATAAAGTAATGCCAAAAGTTCTAATAGGCTCTATCACAATTGTTATTGGTATTAATCTTATGGGATTTATTCCTGGATATATTGGTGACACAGGAAATCTTGGTATTATGATTGCTTTAATTACAGTATTAGCAATTGCATTATCAAGTCATTATCTTAAAGGTGCCTTATCTATGTTTCCTTTTTTAATTGGTACATTGGTAGGATACTTAGTCGCTATTCCATTTGGGCTGGTTGATTTTACTAAATTTAATAACATTCATTTAATTGCTCTTCCAAAATTAGCTTTTGCCTCTTGGACTTCTATCGACAATTCAATTATTCCTATTATTGTTGTGTATATAGCTTTTACAATTAGCGCAATTTGTGAATGTTTAAGCGATCATGCTGCCCTTGGAGGAATTATTGGAGTAGATCTTTATAAGACTCCTGGCTTAAGTCGCATCTTTATTGGTGAAGGTATGGCAAACTTAGCAACTTCTTGTTTTGGTGGTCTAGGAGCTTGCTCCTATGGTGAAGGGGTCGCCGCAGTAGGATTTAGTAAATGTGCATCTGTCAAAACTACAGTTGTAGCTGCATTAATGATGATTAGTCTCGGTTTCTTAGAGCCTGTTCAAGCATTTATTGCATCAATTCCTAGTTGTGTGATAGGCGGCGGCACTGCTTGTGTTTTATATGGTTTTATTAGTTCAAGTGGTATTAAATTGCTTAAGGATGTTGATTTAAATAATTCTAAGAATTTAATTTTAGTATCTGTTATTCTTGCTGTTGGTATCAGCGGTATCGTAATTGGTAATGATGTTTTTAGTCTTTCTGGTACTGCTTTAGCTCTTATTATTGGTATTATATTGAATTTGGTATTACAGGAGAAAACAGAATGAAAAGAATTATTGGTTTAATACTTCTTTTAATGATATTAATTAGTCCACTTACAGTTGCAGAAGCAACAAATGTAGATGCAATTCAGCCTAGTGGAAATGTGTATATTGTTGATGTAACAGATCATGATGTCCCAATTATTGGAACCTTGCCAAAATATGATGCAGACCCAAATACATATGTTATTCTAAATAGTAAAGAATATGTTGATTATCAACGATATAATCCTATTACTGGTAATGTAATTGAAAAAGAAGAAGTAAATGATAATGATGATAATGATATTGTTACATTACCAAAAGAACAAGAGCAGTCGATAGAATATCAAACTACATATGATACTATTAATGAAGAAATTTTTGCATTAATTAATCAAGTACGTCAAAAAAATAATCTCCCTGTTTTAACTTACAATAAAAATTTACAGGCGGCAGCTGATCTCCGAGCAAAAGAAAGTTCAATTCAATTTTCTCATACTCGCCCAGATGGTTCTTCTTGCCACAGTGTAATTACAGATGATTATTTTGTTGTTGGTGAAAATTTATTAAAAGCTGATCCTGAGTTATCAACCGCCGCAATGATGGTTGATGCCTGGATGAACTCCAAGAGCCATAGAGATAATATTCTTCTTCAACACTTCTCTGAAACAGCTATTGGAGTTTATATAGCAGATGATAATGTGACATATGTAGCACAATTATTTAAAGGATAATTATTGACAATTCTTTTATTTTATGATATAATTTATATATAAAATGAAAGAAAGGCTTAAAAGTAATGACTACTAAAGAAAATTTTATTGCGGAAATCGAAAAACTGCTAGAAACAAATACTATTAATGAAGATGCTATGAATTATTTTACTGAATTTAAAAATGGAACTGTGAAAAATTCAAGTGTCATTACAGAAAAAGGCGCGGCCGTCCTTGAGTATCTCCAGGGCCAGGAAGATGGATATATTTTCTCAGCTAAAATGTTGGCTGAAGCCCTGGATATGAATACTCGTTCTATTTCAGGTACAATGCGTAAGCTTGCTACCGATGGTTATGTAGAAAAGATGTCAACGCTTTCTCCTATTACTTATCAAATAACTGAATTAGGAAAAGCATTTAAACTTGACGAATATAAAAATAAATGATATAATATTTATATAAACTAATGAATTACTAAGGAGAACTAATATGGCAAGAACTAATAAGAATACTGAACAGATTGCAGGTCGTATTTATACTCATGATCTTTCTATTCGTAAGGTAGAAAGAAAAGATAGCGAAAATTATGGTAAAGAGTTCATTAATGGCACAATTGATGTTGCCACTGATGATGCTGGAATGAATGTAATTCAGGTTCATTATACTTATGTAACTCCGACTACAAAGGCTGGCAAGGGCAATCCTTCTTATAATGCTCTGAAACAGATTATTGAAAATGGCAAGACTATTATGAATGATGGTCTTGATCAGGCAACTTGTGTGCGTTTGACCCCAAGTATTGCTTTGAATGATTTCTATCCCCAGGGTGGAGATGAACTCGTATCTACTCCTCGTCATGAAGGCGGATTTGTGACAATTCTCAGAAGCCCTGCGGAACTTCCTGCTGAAGGACAGGAAAGAAATAAGTTTGAATGTGATGTTCTTATTACTAATGTAGAACATGTTGAAAAAAACGAAGAGCGTGGAATTGAAGAAGATTATGTAAAACTTAAAGGTTGTGTTTTCAATTTCCGTAATGATATTCTTCCTATGACTTTTGTTGTTCGTCATCCTAAAGCGATGAACTACTTTGAAAGTGCAGGGATTGATCCTAGTAATCCTATGTACACTGGAATTCGTGGTTATATCGAAAACAGAGTTGTTAAGATTGAAAAGGAAGTTGAGTCTGCGTTCGGTGAAGCTGCTGTCGATGTAGTTGAGCGTAGAGTTCGTAATTGGGTTGTGAATCACGCAAATAAGATTCCTTACGATTTTGGTGCAGAAGATATTCTGACTCCTGCTGATATTGCAAAAGCTATGGAAAATCGTAATGTTATGCTAGCAGAAGTTAAGCAGCGTAGCGTTGAATATTATCAGAATCAGCATCAGGATAATGCGGCGGCAGCCCCATCTGCAACTCCAGTCCCAGGCATTCCCGCAGGCGGCTTTCGTTTCTAATAAGTGATTTTTGAATATAAATTTGACAGAGGGGTCAACGGTGGTCATGGCCATCCTAAACCCCTCTTATATGAGATAGATAATAATGGTTGTTGGAATAACGTTTCACATGCTGTAGATAAAGATGGCTATGGAAAAATTCAATATCATAAAAAATGTTATCGGATTCATAGATTAATATATGAATTAGAAAATAATATTGAATTACTTCCTGATGAAATAGTTATGCATATTTGTGATAATCCAAGATGTTTTAATCCTAGTCACTTAAAATTAGGAACTTTACAAGATAATATTCAAGATAAAATTAATAAAAATCGGCAAGCAAAGAATGAACAGCATGGTCGTCATAAATTAACAGACGAACAAGTTATTGAAATTTATAAAGCATCAGGATCACAACAATCTATTGCAGATAAATATAATGTATCTCAAAATTTAGTATCAAAAATTAAAAGAAAAGTATTACATGCTGATATTATAAATAAATACTTATTAGAAAAGGAAGAAGGTAATAACTTATATGGCCAATATTGATATTTTTAGCGTTCAGCCACATCAAGTTTCTAGAGATTTGAGAGGTTACTCAGTCTTTCTTTATGGTGGTTGGAAAACTGGCAAAACTACTATCGCCGCAAAATTCCCTAAAGCTCTACTCCTTGCTTTTGAGAAGGGCTATGCAGCTATCCCTGGTGTCATGGCGTTGCCCATTAACTCATGGTCTGATTTTAAGCGTGTTCTTCGTCAGCTGAAAGAGCCACAGGCTCAGGAAATGTATGAAACAATTATTATTGATACCGCTGATATTGCTTATGACCTATGTACTAAGTATATTTGCGCGAATAATAATGCTGATTCAGTTAGCGATATTCCTTATGGCAAGGGGTATGGCATGATTGAAAAAGAGTTTGATGAAGCTCTTCGTGCTATTGTTCAGCTTAATTTTGGTCTTGTAATTATCTCTCATGATACAGATAAGGTATTTACAGATGAATCAAAACAACAATATAATAAAATCGTCCCAACCCTTGATAAAAGAGCTAACAATATCTGCGCTCGTCTATGCGACATTATCGGATATTCAAGGTCAGTGGAAGATGAATCTGGAGCACTCGTCACCAAGTTGTTTATGCGAGGAACTCCTCGTTACGAAGCAGGATCTCGTTTTAAATACACCCCAGACGTAATTGATTTTACATATCAAAATCTTGTTAATGCCATTGCTGATGCTATTGACAAGCAAATGGCAGAAGAAGGTCAGGAGTTATTTACTGACAAGAGAGAAAATACTCATGAAGTAGCTCCTACAAAAGATTTTGATACTCTTATGGCAGAATTTAATAATATTATTGAAAATATTGTTAAGTCTGCTTCAGATGAAGAAATGGCATCATATTGGAGTCCACGAATCCAGCAGGTAACAGATAGATATCTTGGAAAAGGAAATAAAGTCGGTAATATGAGTCGTGAACAGACTGAAGCTTTGTCTCTGATTATTGACGATCTTAAAGATATTCCTAATCCAACTTAATATAAAATATATAATTATTAAATTGTCAAGAGTAATAAAAAACTCTTGACAATTTTCTTTTATTTTGGTATAATATTATATATAGTAGGTGATAATAATGCCAAAAGCAATTGTAAAATGTAAATTTTGTGGTGAATCATTTGATAGAAATGATCCTAAAATTGAATTCGTAAAAATTAAAAATAGATATGCTCATAAGAAATGTTATGAAGCACAAGATGCGGCAGATCTTCAAGAGCAAGAAGACTGGAACAATTTAATTGAATATGTTAGTGCATTATTAGGGGAAGATTTTAATTTTGTAAAAACTCAAAAACTATTAGAAAAGTATAAAACAGAATATAAATTTTCTTATAGTGGTATGTTGAAGGCTTTAAAATGGTTTTATGAAATTAAACATGGTTCAAAAGAAAATGCACATGGTGCAGTTGGTATATTGCCCTATATCTATGAAGATGCTTATAAATATTATTTTGAAATATATCAAAAACAACAAAAAAATGCGGCGGCCGCCCCTTATCAAATTACAGTCCAGACTGTATCTATTCCATCACCTAGAGTATATGTAGCCCCGCCGCATCTCTTTAACTTAGGGGAGGATTAAAATGGGTCGATATGTTGATATTGGAAGTATAGTCCAAGTTATTGGAGGAGTCTATTTAAATCCAAACCTATTAGATAATGAAAATTATCATTTTACTGAAGATGATTTTACGGAACCATTTCATAAAATTATTTTTGGTTCTATATATAATTTACACGCTTTAGGGGCCGCCGCAATTGATACTTCTACTATTGAAGATTATCTTGAACAACGCCCAACCAAATTAGCAACTTATAAAGCAAATAATGGAGCAGAATATTTAGAAAAACTTAAAACATCAACTCAACTTGCTGCTTTTGATTATTATTATAAACGCATGAAAAAAATGACTTTGTTTAGAATGTATAAAGAACAAGTCGGATTAGATCTTTCATGGTTATATGATATAGATAATCTATTTGATCAAAAGAAAAAACAAGCTCAAGAAGATTGGTTAGATAATACTCCTATTGAAAAAATTGCAGACCAAATTGATGCTAAAATTGAACAAATTAAAGCTAAATATATTGATAATGCTGATACTTCTTTTGCTCAAGCAGGAGAAGGAGTTGATGAATTAATTGATAGGTTAATGACAGTTCCTGAATTAGGAATTCCCATGTT